TCTTTTTTCATATGTCCTTGGAACGTACTTATTTCCGTACCTTTCATTGATATAATTAATAACATTCGCACATACTTCCTGGTACTCAAGGGAAACACTATCATCATTTTTATTATCTGATACAGCAATTTTAAACCAAAGCGGTGTAGTTCTAAACTTTGGGTGTGCCTTTGTACCTATGTTCTCAATTAAACTTTTATCTAATAACTCTGATATATATCTACTCATGGTTCTAGAAGAAGAATTTAATTGGTCTGCTAAATCTGACAGCGTAACATCACAGTAACCTTTATGTGACGTATATTTATATATAAGATCACACAACATATATGCTACAGGAGACATGTCTTGTTTCCTTAATACATCATATATAATTGTTGTTGATCTGATCATATAAGTAAAAGTTTATGATAAAATAAATCAGTATTCTTTTTATTTCTGTGAGATTCAAGTCTACAGTTCAAAGTAACTATTCCATTAATTTTAAAATCTTTAGTTTTTTCTATATGCTCATCCCAACAATTTATAGCAAGGTATGAGTCTTCTAAAGTTTTAAGCCAAACAGTCACGAAAGAATGATTGCCTTCACCTTTAACTTCTTTTGGTTTAGATATATACTTGATCTGTCCTAAAACTTCTATATTCATTTAATTTTATCTTTAATTATTTCTGCTAAAGAAATTGTTTTACTGTGTTCTATTCTAATGTGGTTCAACAACAAATTTGTTTTAATATAAAATGCTTTTGCTGTTGTGCTAGGTTCTTTCTTATTGAAATAATCGTCCAGAATTGAAAGAAATTTTTCCTCCAGAAACTCTACATGATCTAAATCTTCTGATAAAAAATCTGCAATCTTTTGTGAAGAAAAATTAAACATCTTAGAAATACCTATAAAAATGCAAACTCCAAAATATGAATTGCCTTCTATAACTGAATCTACTTCTAATGTGTGTCGGTTTTTCACCGCTAAATTATGTAATATTCCTTTTTTTATATCTTTTAATTCCATGTTAAAAATTTACTTTTTCTTTTGGCTTGTACCTTACATTAAATGTTTTACCCCAAACTATTTTACCATTATCCCCAAAGCATACTTCTTGAGCACCTCTGTGAATTAAGATCTGTTTGATGTTTTGCATCGCCAATTGTTTGTTTGCTTTTGCAATTTTTTCTTCGTCTCTTGATTCTACATATTTTTTTGTTAAAGAAACAAGTTCTTCATCTGAATCAATTTTAACTCTATCAACCATTGCCTTGTGCTTTTCTGATAAAAACTGATCAAGATCAACTTTGTATTCATCTTCAACATCAGGCTCTAAATGAGATATAAGTCTATATTTTTCGTTAGTGTTAATTACTTCACCTTTAATATCAATTATATTTCTTGCCTCCTGGACACTCATATAAAAACGCTCTGCTTCTTCTAAAATAGTTTCTTGAATATTAGGGTTTGCTTCTACAGTAAATACATCCATGTGTCTACCATCTTTCAAAAAAGCAAACTGTCCGTATTCATAACCCAGGACAAGCATGTACAATTGGATCTGTGCAATGTAATATGGAGGAATTCCACCTGCCCATTTATCAGCATTATAGCCTGATATAGTTTTTATCTCTAGAACCCCTTTACCTTGTTGTTCATCGTGGCTAGTGATCTGTCTGTCGATATTGGCAAACAAAAAAGGATATTTAGGATTTATGAAAATAGAATTTCTTCTAATTGATTTTCTTAACTTAGTGTTTGATTGGTAGTTGTTTATCATTTCAATTGGATCTCCTGTCCAATACTGCCACAAATCAGCAACATAATCTTCAAGTAGTCGACCATGAAACATAATTTCATTGTCTATGTTTTTAATGTTTGCGGTTCCTACTGATTGATTCCATCTTGTTATTTTAGATGTCCAAGGATTTAATCCAAGTAATGTAGATGCGTCAGAACCTCCGACCATTCCTTTGTATACTAAACTTTTTCTAAGTTCTACCCATTCCTGGTAGGTTAATTTTGCTGTTGGTATTCTTTCAATTTTACTCATATTTTATAGGTTTGTTTTAATGCAGTTCTTATTAATTGTGACACGTTCATATCACTTTTTGATGACACATGAATTAAACTTTGTACTTCACTAGGTGTAAGTCTAAATGTGATTCTGTTTGATTTTTTTTCTATGATATCTCCTCTATCCATTTCTATTTGTTAAAAAAAGGGAGGGCGGTATAAAGTGCTTGAGGACCGATCTCACACTTATACATTTACCTGTTGTTGGTTTAACCCTCCCTTATGGTTTACTTTTTCTTGGCTTGTTTAATAGCCACTTTTGATTTCTCAGCGTTTATTAAAGATTTTAATTCTTTAACTTGATCGCTTGTAAGTACATTTTTGTTTGCAGGAAGTCTAGCCTCAACAACAGAATAATCAACAGGAACGTGTGCCTTCATGTTTTCAAAAACACTAGCCTGTTCCTGGGCTTTAACTTGTTGTAGTTCTTTGGCATCATCTTCATCCATAATACTATCTTCAGCACTATCGACAATGCCTAATATAAATAAGGCTCTGTTTAATGCTCCTGACTGACATTTTTGAAATGAAAATGGCTCTGTAGTTCTTTTGTGAGCAACACCATCAGCAACAGGATTTTTGTCAGGATCTAAAACTATTCCCTTCATGACGACAATACTATCGTTCATGTCAATTATCTCTGTATTTAATGAATAACCTTCAACTCTGAAGTAATCGTTGAAGTAATTAAGTCTTTCGACCCATGGCACTATTTCTATGCCTCTACCAATTGTTGTTTTTTTTAGTTTTCTTTTCAGTTTTCCCATGTTTATTTTTTATTATGTTATTTAGATAAAAGTTTACTATGTAATATTTTCTTGCGTGAAACAAGATAGATTCCCAATCGAATATCCAATCCTTAATTCTTCTTTGCATACATATATCTTCGTGATGTGTAAGCATAAATAATTTAAAGTCTCGTAGTGGAAACCTTTTACGATCATGAATGATCTCGCTATTTTCGTAGTCAAATCTGACCATCTATTAAGTGGATTTATCATGTCGTGGTTGTTTCCCTCGAAGGTAAGACATTTTTTTATATTTGCACCATCGTACGTCAAATAAATTTATGATTTTATTAACATTCTACTGTTAAGTTCTTGTTTTTTTAATGATTCTGTATTGCTATGACTAACATATCTATAGAATGCTTCAGATCCATTTGCGTGACCTGATATCCTCCTTACTTCTATTTCACTCAAACCTTTTGATAAATGGTATGTGATGCCACTACTTCTTAACTTATGAGGTGTAATCAAATCATATAAAAATTGTTGTGATGGAATTGGATTTCCTTCATGATTAAAATTATACACAGTTTTAGATTGCATGAACTCAGGATAAAATTTTAATAATTCTTTTAGTTCTCTTCTAAATGATTGTAACGACCAGGAAAAAGTTCCGTTTTTTGCTATATAACTATTTACATCATCAGGTAAATAAAAAGTAGATATAGATCCCATTCCTTTTTTTGTAATGATTGTAACAATATTGCCATCACTTGTTGCCTGAAAGTTTGTAAGGTCTGATATTCTCATACATGAATACAACATTAGCCTTGTGTAATACCATACGTTTTCGAATTCAATACCAGGATTATTATTATGGATCATTTCTACTTGGTCAGGTGTAAGTGCAATGACTTCTGTTTGTAACTCCCTCATAGACTGTAGTTTAGGAAACAAATAACCGTAGTAAGATTCTGCTTTTTTTAAAGTTGATCTAACATTTTTTAAATGTGCTTTCCTTGTGTTAGGATGTTTACAGTCATCAAGCATAAGGTTGAGGTATCCATTTACTTGGCTTTGTAATTTCCTGGTGACCTTCAATCTATCCCTTCTGTTGTTGACATTGTTTAGATCTAACTCTTCAATATTAAAATTATACTTATAACTTTTCATACCGTTGAGCAGTTGCCTATAAGATTTTATAGTAAGTGGTGAAAATCTTTTACCGTAGTTAAGTATTTCTCCTTTGTCCAGGAGATCTATAACGTCAGTAAGTAAATATAAAAATGTGTTTTTCTTCATAGAAATATGCTTTAATAATTAAACAAATCAGGTTGTTTTTGCAGTTTGAATGATAGCCTCATACTGATTGTACAAGGCATTAGGTTGTAGTCCCTAGGGGACTTTGCCTATCTTTCAACTGTTTATAATCTCATCTATATTTTCAGACAGCCTGCCATAGTATTCAATTATACGACATGACTCCTCAAATTGTAGTGGAGATAGACCTGTTTTCTTTTGATTTAATGTACTCTTTTTAGTTTTAGAGCCATATATATATTCACATACTTCTGTAGTAGGTACACATGGAATTTGTAAAAGACGAAATGCTTTTGCTTTTAATACGCTATGCGTACGATTCCTTGTTGATTTCAGTTTCATTTTTGTAGTTATCATTATTCTAATTTAATTATATATTTGTTTAGTTGCAAGAACCTTTTCTAAAGTTTGGTTTAAATGTTTTGAACAGCCTGAATCCTTCATAATCTCTTTTATTACAGAATTACTTACTGTGTAGAACATTCCAACTATATACTGGTCGCTTCCTTTTACAAATTCTTTTAAAGTTTTTTCGTGAACAGATTTAAGATCTTCATATTTATTTTTAATTGTTATATAGTCGCTTAAAAATTCAGAAGAATCTATTTTGCTTTGCAGATCAATATCATCCATTAAAAGAATAACCGCTTCATAATTATCCCTGAATTGACGATCTGTAACTATAAGATCATCAAATTGTCGACAGCCATATAAAACTGTAGCATGATCTTTGCCAACTAAATTACCTATTTTCATAAATGTAAGGTTAAGTAATTCTCTGCAAATTTTAAAAAGCATAAATCTAGCATCGACATTTGCTCTGTATCTGTCTGTTGATAATGGATCTGCTTTAGTTACAATTTTTATTGCGTTCACTATCTCCTTGATATCTTTTTGTATCCTATTCATTTGTTGTAAGTTAAGGGTTATTAATTATGCGTTTTGTAGTACACTTTTCCCAATCTCTTGTGAAATATTCCATGTGTCGCTCCAATATTCTTTAGATCTTTTTATTGATCCAGGATCATTGTCTTCAATTTCATATCTTGAAGGAACAGTTACAAAAATATTTACTTTGATTGAGTGTTGAGGAAGGTGACATGCTCCGCTTTTTAATGCTTCTTTGCATTTCCTGGTAGAGGTTCCACCTATTCTCCATGCCTCACCTGAGTTGATAAGGTCTTGTATTAATTGGTATCCGAATTGCTTTTGCAACTCTTTTATTTTACTTTCGTTCATAATAGTAGTTTTTTTTTTCAGTTAAAATTATCGTCTGACAGGGCTAAATTAACATATTAGTCTGACATACCAAAATAATTTGTATCCGAAATTGAATCATCGTTCACCTTGGGGTGACCTAATAAGTTCTGTTTACCTCTTATATTATGGAATAAGGTATATATAAAATCATCACTTGCTCCAGGATATAAGGTTTTAATGTTGTCAATTAGTTGTTGATCTTCTTTACTATACATGTGTCTGTCTATTTAAAAATTCTTTATTCTCTTCTTTTTCTTTTATTTTGATAACAGCATTCATATATACTTTTGTTTCATCAACTAAAACTTGAACCTGTTTAAGTTGTTCTGTTATCTCCTCTAAGTAAGGCAATGATCTTGTTGGATCATATTTGTATTTCCTTGATACAGTATCTAAGATGTTTGTTTTTAAAAACTTTCCCATTTTAATATTAGTAGCCATAATTATTTTTTTATTTTGTTAAATTGAATTACTAGATTTTCTTTCCAATGATCCTTATCAATTAGGTATTCGTCTATGATCTTATTAACTAGTGGAAGTTCCTCTACTCCTAGGCTTGATAACTTACTTACTAAAGCATCTATATGATTTTGGATATTCATAAAAAACTCTTCATCATTTTTAGCAAACAAGTTGATGTACTTTTCCAACTCTATTTCTAGTTCTTGCTCCGCTTGTTTTACTTTATACTTCAAAGAGTGCTTAAAAATTTTAAGATCTTTTACTTCGTCCAATGCTTCTAGCATTAATTGTCCATAGATAACCGCCTTGGTTACACTATAAAATACTTCTTGTTTTTCCATTATGTTAGTGATGTTTTTAGTTGTTCTCTTGTCATTCCATATTCTTCTACTAACCATTTTAAAAACTTATCTTCGTCTTTAGATTTGACAATTACAAATGTTGCAGAAGAAAATAGGTTACTTGTCAAACTAGTTACAATAGAAAACATTACAGGACAGTTTGTTTCTTCTTTAATTATAGCATCCATTAAATCATTTAATTTATGCTTCCAAGTAACGTCTTCATATCTACCTGTAATCCATCCTGACTCTATTTCCTTATAGCCCTCTTTAAATTCTACATCCATATAACCTCTCCATGCAGATGAATTTACCCATTTACAATCTTTAACAGGTTGATGATCTTCGTCATCATCTGTGTAAATTTCTTCGTAATAAGTATTAAAGGCTTTGCCTAATTCCATTGGGAAGTAATACTTCTTTGTCTCCTGATCTTGGGGTGACCATGTTTGAATTACAGTAGAACGATCTAAGGCCTGAGAATAACATTCTTCGCATAGGATTTCATCGTTACGATCATATTGGTAAAAGTCTAGATCTTGATCGATCTCTTGCTCACAGCAGTCACAAAAATTCTTGTTATTCATTGTTGGCCTCCTCTCTTGCATCAGCATATTCACATGCTTCATTATACAGGTTAGAATTTGACTCTTGAATAAAATCCACAAAATCATTAAACCAATCTAATTGTTTCAAGTTTGATTCATTAATAGCAACCGCTATTTGTGTAGATTTGGGTAATGTTTTTAAAAATTCTTCTTTACTTATACTCATGTTACAGTTTTAATTATTATACAAAGACGAGGGAGCCAAAAATCATGGAAGTCGTTCAAACATTCTCCCTCGTTTCGCCTGAATCTCACAGGCTCGTCAGTTTGCTTTCTTTTTACGTTTAGGTTTCTCGTAAACTATATAACCGTTTTCATTTAGAAAACTTTTATACTTTTTTACTTTCCTTTGAGTAGCCCTGTAGTACTCAAATATTTCATTAGTTATTGCCATAGTTTAAATTTTTATTAGTTATTATTCCTTGATCTATTAATGCTGTTGCTGTTCTTCCAAACCATCCCTGTAATCTGTAGGCAAGGCCTGTTGTATGAAGATGTTGCCATGCTTGGATAATCTCTTGTTCATCGTGAGACTCTATAAATCCCTCTGCCAATCCTATTGCTGTGTAATCTTCCATTATGAATTATATTTTAAAGTGAAGTAAATCATATCTAGTAATTCATCTTTTGGTTCATCCAAATCCATGATGCTCATAATCTCGTCAATTACTCTCATCATTCCTTTACCTTCGGCAGCATCGTGTGAGTCTCCTGCATCAAGTAATTCTTGGGCCTGTTCTTCTAGGCTGTAACGATTTGGGGTGACCTCCTCTTTATTCTCAACCCAAGGACATGCATTATTGTATAGAGAGAGAGCAAGACTTTTATTACCTACAGCAGTCATTAAAACATTTAATTCATTCTGTTGGTTTCTACCTCTACGGTATACTCCAGGATCCTCAGATCTTTGGTAGTGCCAATCATGACTATTAAGAGCGTTTTGTAATTTCATGATCGCTTGTAATTTTTGAATTTCAGTTTGCATTGTAATATTTTTTTTAGTTATACAAAGACGCTTCTCAGCGTTTCGCCTGAATCTCACAGGCTCGTCAGTTTGTTTATCCTAGATATCCAAATGTTACGTTAGGATCTATACCTTCGGTTAATAGATGAAAGATCAGAAGTGAGAATGATACAGCCCATACTGTAAATA